CCCCCATCAAGAAATAAAAGAGGCCCACGCGCAAATCTGCGCCGCAAACTGACGGGCGAATCCGCATTTATTCAAAAAACCTTTCATTAGTTTATCTAATGTTATATTAATTTATCATTAGTTATTCTTTCATTAGTAAATCTTATTCTAATTGCAACTTTCATTAGTAATTCTTTCATTAGTAATTCTAATATTAAACTTGCCTAGCATTAATTGAACTAGTGAACACTTGAGTACTAGTGCGCATTTTTTCAGCACGGGGTGGGGGCGGTCAGCAAACGACTGCTACTCAGATATGTATATACATCCCACGCCCTCTAAAAAAATATATTCCTGTGAGTCCCTTAATACGTTAGGAGCTTATGCGTAGACACAGCTTCGCCCCATGGGCTGATATCAACGAGTTACGAAAGGGGAGTGCGAGGTAGTTAAGTCAATATACACTATATCGTTGATAATATTTTATGGCTAGCTTGCATGGCGTCATCAGGGCTATCCAACCTCTAAGCATTAGGGACACCGTTCGTCAGAACACTGTTCGTTTACGTCCGTTAGGACTCCTCTATGCCTACCCGTATTTTTACAACTCAAAGTGGGGGACTATAGGACTTGGGCTTATACGCTTGCTCCGATGGTTGTTCTGTGTCTACGTATATAGTCTAGCAGGAATCGTGCCAATTTGACCGTCTCGTTGTTATGGTATGGTAATTAAGGGTTTAGGGGATTTGGGGTATATTGGGTGTGACAGGATATGGGACATGGTGTCACAGTTGGTGTGACAGGGTGTCACGTTGTGTCACAGTTACGGGGTTGACAAAGTGGGGAAAGTGTGATATGGATTGGATTATGTCAACTAAAGGCTCACAACCAAGGCAACTGAATCGGGACGACGAGAGGTTGGGTAAGAACTGGTCTCAGATTAAATGGTCTGGTAAGACCAAGGGGACGGAGGGTAAGAAGGGTTTTGTTAAAACTCGTATAGTGTATGGGGAAGGAACTGGTAAATGAAGGCTAAGAAGACAGAGCAACCTGCCGAGGCTACCACCCGTAGGTTCTATGCTTCCTTTATGCAGTGGTATATGACCCACTATGCAAATGAGGCATTACCAGCTAAATTTGGAAAGATTAACAACAAGGATTTGTTCACTGAACGTATGAGGGAGTGGGCGAAAGACATAACAACACACGATGAGTGAAGAAAACCAACAAACTTTAGCTAACCTATCAAACTCCATCTCTGAGTCCGTCAATGCCTTTGTAAAGGCTTGGGAGCCTAGTGGTAGTGGTAGACCCCCTTTGACCGTCTGTAACCCTGCTAAGGCTCAAGAGGTCTTAATGCTCCTAGGCGGTTGGGACAAGTGGTAAGAAGATACTAGAACTTACTGGTTGTGCTACTAGCACGGTGTATAGGTTGAAGTCAGACTGGTGCGACCACATTGGTGACTGGAAGGAAGAGGGTGGTAAGATTAGTGGTGGCATCTATATGGACACCTCAGAGGGTCTAAGTGACACGATGGAACGTATTGCTAGGGCAGAGGCAGAGGAAGACTGGAAGGCCGTTGAAGCCCTCTCTAAGGCTCTACAAGCGAAGAACAAGATACTTGAGGTAAGTCATAGGCAAAGCATGACGGCACGTGGTGAGGCTTCTCAGATCACCAGGGAAGAGAAGGTTATTACTGACGCTGACATAGAAGACACAGCTTCAGCAGCTAGAGAACGGTTGAAACAAATGAGGGCTACGGCCATTGATGCGGAGGTAGTTTCCGGTGAGTCGTAGTTGGTTGGTAAAGAAAGTGGAGTGGTGGAAGCATTTGAAGTGGCGTAAGCGTTCCCAGCACCGCAAAGAAAGACAACACGTTAAGCAAAGGATATTGAAGTAATGGCTGAGTTAGAATGGCAAACCCACCCCATCGTCGAACGTCCTACAGACGAAGAGATACTCTTACTTGCGAATGGGTCTCAAGCAGACAAGGAGCTACTAAAGCAATGGCACAAGCAGTATCACAAGCGTATTGAGGCATCAGAGGAAGACCCCTTGAACTCTGGGTTTACCCTAGAGCCATGGGAACACGCAGAGCAGTAGCCTAGGTAACTACTCCACTACTATGATCTATGGTGGCAATCGTAGTTCAAAGACAGAGTTTAGCTCTAGGGCTGTGGTCAAAGGCAGCGTTGTCCTAACCCTAACTCAGAGATTGTGTGCTTTGCTCAAGATGCTGATGCGTCTGTGCGTATACAACAGCGAGCTGTATTCCGCTACCTACCTCCAGAGTTCAAGAAGAAGTCGAAGTCGGAGATGGAGTATTTGAACTTCACACACAAGAACGGGTTTACTGGTGCATCCTTCATTCTACCGAATGGCTCAACCTGTTTACTTCCACACCTACTCTCAGTTCATAGCCAACCGTGGTAAGTTTGAGGGTCTAGAACTAGGGAGTAAGACACCAAAGTGGCACAACCTTGGTCTGTGGCTCGATGAATACCTAGAGGACGGGGACTTGGTTGAGACCATGCGCTTCCGTTTGGCTACACGTAACTCTAAGTTGCTCATTAGCTTCACCCCCTATTGATGGTCATACACCCTTCGTAGCCTCATATCTAAAGGATGCGGAGACATTGCAGACGAGAAAGGCAGAGCTACTAAACAACGAGGACGTTCCATTCGTCCAAGTCAATCACAAGAAGGACGCTGGTATTGTCTACTTCCATAGTGCCTTAAACCCCTTCGGTGGCTATGAGCGCATTAGGAAAGAGCTACAACATAGCCCTAGGGAGCAGATACTTACCCGTGCCTACGGCATCCCGGTCAAGTCAATGACCACGTTGTTCCCGCTATTTAGCACAAATGTACACGTTTGCTCAGAGCTACCCGACCTAAGCCCAGAGACACACACCATATACCAGGTGGTTGACCCCGCTGGTGCAAGGAACTATGTGTCCATATGGGCAGCAGTAGACCAACATGGCTATGTGACTGTGCTACGAGAGTGGCCTGATGAGCAGACACATGGACGTTGGGCAGAGTTTGGTGATCCCAAGTGGAAGTTTGGCCCTGCTTCTAAGAAGATTGGGCATGACGTAAGGCGGTATGTGGAGTTATTTGACGAGATAGAGGAAGAATTGGATGTTGGTGTCTTTGAGCGCATAGGAGACTCCCGCTTCTTTGCTAGTGAGAATGACGACAACATTGACCTATTTGACCAGTTTGCAGACCACGATATGCACTTTGTGCCGTCAGATGGTAGGAACGAGAACATGGGGCTAGCCGCACTAGACGAGTGGTTCAAGTATAACCCAAATGCCGAGATAGACGCAGCCAACAGACCAATCATACAGATACACGAGTCCTGTGGCAACCTCATATACTCCATCTTGAACTACGGAGCGCAAGGCAAGAAGGACGAACCACTCAAGGACTTTATCGATGCCCTCCGTTACCTGCGTATGGCGAACCACGGAGAAGGCCCAGAACACTACGACTCTCAATCTATAGGAGTTATCAGACGAACTACAGGAGGATACTAAATTATGAAACCAAAAGAACTAGCAGAACAACTAGGTAAGACCGCAATGCACATTGGGCGTGTGCGTAAGGAAGTGTGTGATGAGTCCGACATGGATGGCAAAGACATCCTACCCTCTGGGGTTAAGAAGATACTAGCTTTCTTTGAGAAAGAGATGGAGGCTATTGAGACGGCTACGGTGGACATTGTGAAGGTGCAAGTGCTACCACTTAAGACAGCTAATCCACGCTTCATATTTGCCAAGGATTTGGAGAGAAAGGTTAAGGTGAGGGTAGGGGTGCCTAAGAATCGCAAGCCCGTTCTAGACAATCCTCGCACCATCCACAAGGCAGAGCGTGGTTCAGAGGACGGAGAGTTCTTTTACAAGTGGGTTAAGTAGATATGGTCGATACACGACAGGAAGACGTGAATTCTGGGTTTGTATCTAGGCATTCTGCATATTGGTCTAAGATCGAATGCGTAAAGAAAGAACTATCAGGATCAGTAGAACCAATGACATCAAATCAGTTGTGCGATGCTCTAGGTGTGAACGACAATCACATCTATCCCATTTTATCTAAAATGAGAAAAAGCTTGAGCGCAAGGTAATATGATACAATGACGACAATGGCACAATCATACTCCGACCGTTCGGATGAACCCGAAATCTATTTCTCGGAGGACTTCGATTTTGACAATTTCAAGCAGACGTATAATGACGACGTCGATGATTTACGTGCATACGTAGACCGATGCGAAAAGAACCGAGACGTCATTAACTGCGCGTGGGAAGGCAAGTCCTCTGACCTAAAGAAAGGTGAGGGCGCATTCCCACATGAAGGGGCAAGTGACACTGAGGTGTTCTTGGTAAAGCAGAAGATTCGTAATAACGACGCTCTACGCACCAACGCCCTACGTAAGTCCACCATCCGGGCATACCCACGTGAGTCCTCTGACGTAGATCGTTCAACAGAGGTATCTGTGTTCCTACGTTGGCTACGAGACAATGGTATCCCCAACTTCCAACAAGAGATGGAGCTATCTGGTTACTATGGTGACGAGACGGGGCTGATGGTCACATACTGCGGCTGGAGGGCTAAGAAGCAAAGCTACCTCAAGCTATTTGACATTGACCAGATTGCTGAGACTCTACCAGAGCTAGCAGAGATTTGGATGGACGAAGACCGAGTTGATGAAGCCATGGAGCTTTTCAACAGCGTAGAAGGTTGGGAACTTAACGAAGCACGAGTCAAGAAGGCTCTACGACAACTGCGTAAGTCTGGTGTAGCAGAGATACCTGTCACGGTAAAGGAAAACTCTGAAGCAGACGTTCGGACGCTTATGCCAGATGCGGACGTTATCCTTGCCTGCTTATACGGTAAACTACCAAGACGCACCACGTATCCACATTCGGATGCTTATGTCGGCACAAGAGATATTGAATCGTGTTAGCTCTGAAGGCTGGGACGAAGAGTGGGCTAACTACGTCATCGAAAACCACCGTGGTATTGACCAAAGCAAGTTCTACAACCCCAACAGCGTTCAGAGCTACCGCCGCATTGGTCGTATTGCTCGTATTACCAACGAGCGAGCTAGGGATACAATCGAGGTTGCCCTAACATTTGAACGTCTCATAGACGACTCTGACAACGCAGAAGGCATTTACCTAACTGTGTGGTGTCCAGAAATGACGGAACAGGACGGAACACCCAATGTAGCCAAGCGTGTGCTACTGAGTGGTCGTAAGAACTACCCTGTCGTCATTACCAAGACCTCACTAGGTAAGACACTATACGATGGTATCACACTTCCAGAGCTACTACGTGCGCCACAGAAGAACCAAAAGACCCTACGTGACAGTTACATGGACGAGTCTGGTTGGAGCATCAGCCCAACTATCTGGGCACCAGCAGGTGTAGATGCTTCTGGTATGGGGCCTGGTGCTGTGATTAGTGGGCCTACAGGACGTAAGCCAGAGTATATTGATCGACCATCTAGCTTTGCACCTAACCTCAACCTAGAGAAGTTACTAGTAGATGAGGCTAATCAGATTGCAGGGCAAGACCCTAACGACCCTCTAAGTGTCCAGCTACAACAGCACAACATTGGTCAATACCTATCGCACGTCCAGAACGTGCTGAAGATGACCTACGAGACATGGAAACTAGATGGCCCAGAGGAACTATTCCTACGTGTCACAGGTAATCCAGAGCCAGTCCAGTTCACCAAGAAGGAGGACGAGGGCGAGATGGACATTACCGTGAGCTTCAACTCCACCTACGATGATCCAGAGAAGGTTGAGAAGATGTTGGCAGGTCTATACCAAGTCTTACAAAACGACCAAGGTGGTCGTGTAAACTCTGAGGCTATTACGGATATGGCACTATCTGCCCTTGATCCTACACTAGCCGACCTAGTTCTTATGCCAACCGAGCAGGGTTCTGCTAAGATTGTCAATGAGACTACCAACGACATTGCTAAGATGGCTGCCGGCATTCCAGTTGGCGCACCACAGAATGCAGGTCAAGCTAGACTTCAGATTGTCCAAGACTACAAGCAGTCACAGACTGGTGCTATGGAGTTACAGTCTAAGCCACAATTCCAATTCCTACTTGCCGAGTATGAGAAACAACTGACCTTCCAACTACAGCAACTACAGAACGCTGAGATCGGCAAGGTTGGAGCGCAACCCGCCCAGATGGGTGGCACAGTAACACAAGGCATGAATGAGTAAGGAAACTAAGAAGACAATAGCAGACGTAATTAAACTACTTCGGGACAACCCAGAGTATGGTCGTGCGTTCTACGAATACTTTGAGGATAAGCGAGACGAGTTAATCTCTGCACAGTTCACTAGAACTGATCCAGGCTTCGATAAGAAGTGTCACATATCTGCGCAGTTCGTTCAGAAATCAAATACTTGACGAGTTTCAACTGAAGAGTTTGAGCCGTAGAGATTAGGATTTATCATGAGCGCAAGGTAGTGTGCTATACTACGATTACGACCCCCACCTTGGTCGGTTAATCATTAGGTAGATATATGACACAAATAGCAGAAACGGATAACCTTGAGTCCGAACAAGATCAAGAGACGCTAAAGCCCCTTACAATCGAAGAAGCGCGAGCTAATCGAGAGAAGGCTAAAGCAGGTGAAGCAACAGAGCCAGAAGCCCCAGAAGCCGAGGACGAGTCAGAAGAGGTAGTCGAAGACAATACAGAAGACGCCCCAGACAGTCCAGAAGTAGAGGAAGCCGAAGACGAAGAAGAGTCACCAGACAATGTTCTTTCTAAGTTGGAAGATGAGTTTGACCTAGACGACCTAAGCGAAGAGCAGATGGAAGCCTTAACCGAAAAGTTGGAGATTGGTAGCCGAAAGGCATTTGCCAAACAACGACTAGAGATTAAGGAACTAAAAGCTCAAGTTGATGCCGAACGGTTAGAGAAAGAGGAAGCCCTAAAGCTTCGTCAACTAACCCCAAGCGTCGAGGAACTAGATACTAGCATACAGCAAGCCGAGACAAACGCAGAGTATTGGAACGATCAGTTAATTCTGAACCAAGACACTGAGTATGACGAGGCTTCTGGTAAAGACATTAAAGGAGTCAGAGACGAGAGCGGTAAGTTCTACCCTGCACAAGAAGTATTAAACTTCGTGAAAGCAGAGCGTAAGAAGGTTACTGATCTACGTCAAAAACGATCAGAAGCAGAGAAGGAGTCGGCAAGTGCCGGTGATGTCGAAGCTAAGATTGACACCTTTAAGGCAGAGCTAGGAATCGAAGGGGAGGCTGAAGAACGCTACGATGCGTTAATCAAGTCTCCTAAGTTCAAGTTAGTCAAGTCACTCATTCCTGAATACGGGGTGGAACTAGCAGAGTTGTTGGCACAGGCAAGTCTATACGATGGTAAGAGTAAGAAGAAGAAAGTCATACTCAAGCGTAAGGCTCCTAAGTCAACACCAAATGCAGTCCCATCTTCTCCCAATGGGCGCGGCAATGCCAAGAGCGGCAGAGCCAGTGAACTCAGTAAGATAGTTAGCGGAGGTGGTTACTCACCTCAAGAAAAGCTAAATGCTATGCGTGAACTAAGAACCCTTAATAACCGATAACTAACAATTCAAAGAAAGATATAAATTATGGCATATACAGATACAAACGTAACTGGTAATCGCGAAGACCTCAAGCAACTTGCTACAGTCATCGCTGCAACTCAAGCTCCCGTTTGCGGATTGCTTCCTACCCGTCAAATCAGCAACAAGCGTCCCGTCGTATTGATGGACTCTCTTGCAGCTCCTGTGGCTACTGGTCACATCGAAGGCACTGCAACAGACACTGGTGTTGACAAGTTCGCCGCTGTTGGTGAATACACAGGTCAAGCACAACGTCTCGTTCGTGAGTGGCAAGTAACCAAAGAACAAGAAGCCCACAACTCTGCTGTTGTTGCAGACAAAGCTGGTGCTTCCGAGAAGGCTCTTAAAGAGCTTATGCGCGACAAAGAAACAGTTGTTTGTGGTGACCAAGGCAAGACTGCCGACGTCCCTGGTACAACTGCTGGTGTAACTGCTGGTCTTGGTGACATCACCGATTCTGCTAACACTGACTTCGCCGCCGCTTACCGCACACCTGCCGCTTCTATTTATGGTGGCACTAAAGCTGACTTTGACGATGCTGCATTCAATGCAGTTCTTGCTTCAATGTTCGGTCAAGGTGGTGAGTTCCTCGACCTACACTTGGTTGCTGGCACAGGACTACGCTCTCACATCGTTGAGCAGTTCACACGCACTGCTGGTGCAGCTAGCCAAATCGACTACAACATGAATGGCACTGCTGTCATTCCTTACACTGTTGAAATGTATGACTCCGACTTCGGAACGGTCAAGATCATCAACGGTAACCCTGCATGTATGCCTTCGGTTGACCGTGGCTACGTAATCGATCCTCGCTATCTTGAGTGGGGCGAACTGTATGGTGAAGGCTCCGAGGAGTATGAAGGTCGTGGCGTAGGCTCCAAGGGTGCTTGTGACCTATACGGAACTACTCTCTCTCAAGGCCCCAATGGTCTTGGTAAGATCAAGTTCTCTGACGAAGCCTAATCGTTTAGATTAGCGACTATCTGCGAGGGCGGTGTTAAGTAGCACTGACTTGACATCGCCCTCTTTTTAGTCCACTACCTGCATAATGGCAATAAAGAAGAAACCCTTAACCCCGAAGGAAAAGCTCGACGCTCTTCCTCCAATGGAGAAGCTCGCTCTCATCCGAGGCATACAGGCCAATGACGAGCGAACATTACAATACTATTACCGCAACTTCGTAGACCCCGCAACTCTCCGCAAGGGTAAGTCTATGGATCAATTCCACTATATGCTGGCGCGCAAGGAGTGCGAGGCAGTGGATGCGTATGGGTGGTAATTCAGACTTTGATAAATACATCTTTGATAAATCTTTTAAACAAGCATCACTAGCATAATATGGCACAAGGCACACGCACATGGACTGAACTTATTGGATTGACCGCAGCCCGCTGTGGTTGTGCTTTATCTGGTGATGACGCAACACAGGTTGCATTCCTTCTTAACTCAGCGGCTCGGCAACTGTATCTTGAGAATCCCTGGTGGGAACGGTTTCTAGTATTAGAGCCAAGGACAGTAGAGCGTGGTTATGTAAGCTATTCAGAGGATAGCTTTAATGTGTATGGTGCTGGAACAAATGAGGTTAATGGTCTCTATGTTCGCAACGGCGATGATGGTGGATTTCCTAAATACACAAAGTATGGAGACGATGGCGTAAGTGCATTATTTAACATTAGAACAACCGAACTTGGCGAACATGAGCTAGAGGATGCAACTGGGCTTGACTTTTTACTCTGCTTCAGGTTCTGGATCAACCGTTCCACCAGAGTCTGGTTGGAGTGCTCAAAGTGGCGAATCACCAGCACCAATAGTGCAAGCCCTATCAGAGATAGGGGAATACATTGGACACTGGAATGGTAAGAAATGGTCTGGTGCTAACCCAACAATGGGAACAGCCTACCCAGATCAGAATGGCATACGTGTAACTGACTCAAGTCAGGACATTGTGTATATGGCATTCAAGAAGTCTTTCAACACTACATACGGAGATGGCACAAGTGGCACAACATCAGATGTCCCTTCCGAGTGGTTTGAGTTTATGGCTTATAGCGCAGCACGTAGTTTCATGCAGTCACAAAGACAAAGTGACAGTTACCAACCAATTGCTATTAGCGAGGTTGAGCGTGTGAGGGAGCAAGCATTGCTCAAGATCAACAGACAAGGAATTTACAAGACGATAGCACAACGCTTTCGGACTTATTACAATCAAGACGTAAGCATACACTAATATGGGTTTTGGAAGATACCGATTTCGCAGAAGTTTTGGACAGGTTAAAGCACAGTTCCGTGGTGCGCGTCCTAAGTTTTATCCATTGTTTACCGGCTTACTTGATACCTATGCTGGTGCCGCCGCTGCTTACAGCCTACGCCGACTGTCGAAGATTGCTTCTTCTGTTGTTCGTGTAAGACGAGCAAGCGACAATGCAGAGAAGGACTTTACTGCTGACAACATTACAGATGGTGCAATGGTAAATTGGGTGAACGGACAGATTGTCCCACCCCTAGACATTCGTGAGCTTGATGCCAATGGTGAGCGCACAGGTGACCTAGTAGAAGCCGCCGCCGCCTACAGCCTTCGTAACCTTAGTGACTCCTATGCGGGTGACGTAGTAGAAGTTCGTCGTAACACGGATGGGTCTACACGGGATTTCGATGCTACTGAAGTATCCGACAATACACTGACCGATTGGGTCAATACTAGCTTTGCTGATGATTTGCCCTTGGACACATCTAGCGGAGCCGCCGCTGCTTATAGCCTCCGTAACCTTAGCTCTAGCTTCACGGGTAGCGTAGTGGAAGTAAGACGTTCTAGTGACGGCGAAGAGGATTCCTTTACTGCGGCTGAGGTTGCTGATGGGACACTAGAGGATTGGGTTACTGAGGATATTACTTTAATCGATGAGACTTCATTTCCCGTTGATTCTGGAGGATTTGAAAGCACAATCAGTGGTTCTACATTTACATATGGAGAAACGCTAGACGGGAAGACTGACGTACTGTATTCTACATTTGATGGGGGCGGTCTTCAGGGTCTAAATTTTGCATCAACTACTACAATAGCAGAAGGAGACACGGTAACTTATAGCTTTGTCGTTTACTGGCCTTCGGACAACACAGGAACGCTCCCCGCCCTTACAATTAGAAGCGGAAATACAGCAATAGGACACTCTGAACAGAGTATTCCTAGTGCAGATAATTGGCACACGATTTCTGGTTCTTTCGTAGCTACACAAGATGCTACTTCCCTCACTTTATACGTAACCAGCTCAACAGGAAGAGTCGTAGGTGACACTCTCGCTATTGCTAGTGGCTCATATGTTGTCACATCAGCTAGCGGCTTCGTAGCCAAATGGTATGACCAATCAGGCAACGCCAACCACGCAACTCAAGGGACAGACGCAAGTCAGCCTAAGATTGTTGATGCTGGGTCTTTGGTTTCTGGTGGTCTGGACTTTGATGGTGTTGATGATTTCTTAACTTCCCTTAATTCATCTTTGACAGATTATACTTTTGCTGGGGTTTACACGGTTAAGACAATTGAGGATAATGCTGGTTTCTTGGGCAAAGGAACTGGAAGTAATCGTGAATTTTTTGTTCGGATGAAATCAGACGGGAAGGTTGAGCATAGGGTATATTCGACAGGTTCATCTTCTACTTTTGATACAATTGCATCTTCAGCATCTGCTATCTCTGCCGATACAGCTGCCATTATAGCTGGGTCGTTTAACGGAACTACAAATGCTATACGCCTTGATATAAATGGCACAGTATTGACAGACACCTCGTCTGTTGGTTTATATGCAGGAACATCCAGTTTAACTATACCCAGCTCATTAGGTAATGAGGCTAATACAACCGTAGCTGAGTTCATCATCTACGACTCCGACCAATCGGACAAGCTCAGAGCCATTGAGGAGAACATTGGTGACCACTACGGGATTACCCTTGCTTCGTTCTCGAATGATGGATTTGTTAAAACTTGGTATGACCAGTCAGGTAATACTAATCACGCAACTCAGGCGGTAGACGCAAGTCAACCTAAGATTGTTGATGGTGGTAGTCTGGTGACGGGTGGTCTGGACTTTGACGGGGCTGATGACCAGCTAGATTTCACTGCACTCAATGCTACTGACCTTGCTATCTTTAGCGTTGTTCAGTTTGATTCAGTATCTGGTCAAGAAAGAATACTCGGCGAGGTAGATGGTTACTCTGAAGGCTTCGGCATTGCTAACGCCACGACTGGTTTCTTTAGAGCAAGCGGTGGTTCAGCTGCACAACCCGCACTTAACGCTACTGTATCAACTTCAGGAGCTTTTCTTTATTCGGCAAATCGAGCATCCAATACTTTAGGATTTTTCACTCAAGGCGTTGCATCCGCTACAGCTACCAATAGTGATGCCTTCAATGCAAATAGCATCGGCGGTGCAACGAATCCCGTAGACGGCTCCATCCAAGAAATCATCATCTACAACTCCGACCAATCGGACAACCGAACAGCCATAGAAGCTAACATCGGAGAGACCTACAGCATTGACCTCCCATCTGGAGTAGACACAGGGTATGACCAAGTGGACGGCTTTGTGGAGACTTGGTATGACCAGTCAGGAAACGGCAATGATGCTGTTCAGCAGGTGTCTGGAAGTCAGCCTAAGATTGTTGATGCTGGTGTGCTTGTGAGTGGTGGGATTGATTTTGATGGGACGGATGATTTCCTAGAAACCAACAACAGTGACCTTTGTAATATAAGCGAGTTATCTTTGTTTACGGTTTTAACAGGAATTAAACCAGCTTCAAGAGAAATAGCAGTTTCTGCTGGCTCCGTTGTTCCTTCTTCAACAGCTTATGGGGGGTGGGTGCTTGGTTTTGACAGCGGAGCGGGTGCAAGATTATTGACTCAAGCCTTAGGTAGCTCTGCTCTTTCAACCGCAAACAAAGATTTTAGCCCTAGTGAAAATTTAGTTACTTCGATATTAAATGTGCCGAACGGAACAATCAGCGTAGATAGCGTAGAGGGGACAACTAATACTAGTATGATTGAACCCTACAGCAACAAGATAAACCGCAGGAAGCTACGTATTGGATGTGAATATACATATCAGCCAAGTCGCCACTACTCCGCACCAATCAAGGAAGTTATCTTCTATGACTCCGACCAGTCAGCCAACCGTGCAGCCATCGAAGCTAACATTAACAACCAATACGACATCTACTAATGCCCTTATCTAATCTACCCAACTGAAAAAGACGCTTGTGACCGTGCAGACGAAGAGGGCAGAGACATTGGCTTTGCTTACTGGACGGAAGGCACAGGCACACGCTGGTTGACTAAGCCAGTTCCTACTGCTGACGGTGAGTGGGCATTGGATGTTTCGGAGTATGACCTAGACGAGCTTGAGGAAGCTAGCGTAGTGGACACGTATTTACCCGTCGAACAACCAGGCGATCTATAAACCCCAACCCAAAGTAATTATGTATAGCGAGAACAAAAGAATGTGCCTCAAAGGTAAGTCCAAAGGTATGTATGGCAAGAGCAACACCAAGGGTAATCGTCCCGTCAAAGGCAAACGTAAATACTAATTAAAACCATGCCAGCCAAGAAGAAGAAAACAGCCCAACAAAAGTATGGAGATGGAACAACTTACCGTAGTAAGGGTAAGACCATCAAACGTATTAGTAGCCCCGGCACGAAGCGTGGTAATGCTTATTGCGCTAGAACCGTAAGCCAAAAGCGCACACCCAAGGTAAAGGTTCGTCGTAAAGCTTGGGGTTGCAGTGGTCAGAGATCAATCAAGAAGTAAAGATATGGAAGACATCATCTACAAATCAACAATAGGAACAGGAGGATTTATCGCCACCATTGAACTAGCACCAGTAAATGAAGTATTAGGATTTGTAGTAGGTCTTGCCACTTTTGTCTATATGACTGCATCGGCCATTAAGGTAATCAAGGAACTGAAGAATAAATAATATGACACCAGAACTAATAGCAATGCTCGGAGGAGGCGTAAGTGGTTTCGTAATGAAGCTAGTTGGCGCACAGATGGAAAACCAAGCTCGTCAGTTTGAGCGTATGATTGGTAAGCAACAAGGGGCAGATGCGTCGGCTGATGCGGCGGCAAAGCGTGAGGGTGGTGTATTAGTTCGTAGGTTCCTGGTTGTATCCACCGTCTTTGCCATTATAGTAGCCCCATTCGTCTTTGCGTGGACAGACGTAGGGGTAAGCGTAGGTAGAGAGACAAACGGCTTTCTAGGGCTATTCAAGGGCGTTAAATGGGACACCATACAAGGCTTCGTCATCCTACCAGAAATTAGGCAAACTGCCTTAGCCATCGTAGGCTTCTACTTTGGTTCATCTCAAATCAAATAAAGATATGCCCAAGGACGCTTGTTACAAAAAAGTAAAATCTAGGTATAAGGTTTTCCCCTCTGCCTACGCTAGTGGTGCAATTGCCAAATGCCGTAAGGCGGCAGCCAAGAAGCGGGGTAAAAGAAAGAGTGCAAAGTAATGGCAGCAGCAGTTCGAAAGACAAAATCAGGAGCCGCGCTCAAGAGATGGTTCAAAGAGGATTGGGTAGATGTCCGTTCGGGGAAGCCCTGCGGAAGACGGAAGGGCGAAAAGCGAGGAACACCATACTGTCAGGCCATCAAAGCGTGTGAGCAAAAAGACACCTGCCACTGCAAGCGAAATTTCATCCAGTCAAAAAAGATCACGTATAGCACAAAAGAAAAAGCTAGGTCAACCAGCGGGTAAACCTCGTCGGGTCAAAGCAATTAAGCGTAAGCGATAACACAGGAATTATATATGGCAACAGCAGAAACTACAGTAACAGGAAGATATTTAGACCTAAAGGGCAACGCTATATCTAGTGCTTACCTCACCTTTCGTCTACTAGATGTAGGGGCAGATAATGATGTTACACCAGAAGAGGTGTTTGCCCGTAACCCTAGTAGTATTCAAACGGACAGTAATGGAGACTTTAGTGTTGTCCTATGGAACAACGGTTCCTCTGATATTGATAGTGTGTATGAGGTGAAGTTTCCAGACAACCGCACGAAGCAATTCATTATACCTGTGGGTAGTGCTGGTGGAACAATTGACCTCGCTACACTTCTAGCTTTGCACCAGCCATCTGGTTCTGGTCAACAAAATGTTGTTCAAGGTAACTTAGATCAATTTGCCGCTGATCCTCAATCCAACGCTAATTATTCTTCTACAACTTGGCGTAGTAGACTAAACGTAGAGGACGGAGCGGACGTAACTGATACAACTAATGTTACAGCGGCAGGAGCCTTGATGGACTCTGAGTTGACGAATGAAGCTGCTGTTAAGGCAATAGATCAAGGACTTGCTACTACAGATGATGTAGAATTCAACACTCTTACCATTGGTCAATCAGCAAACAGTTTAGGTTACAGCATTGACCTAGGAACTAATACTGGTTTTAAAGGCATTGGTGCAGGGCCACAAGACTTCGGGTATTACGTTAGTAATACTAGCGTCTGGCGTGCGCCAGCTGCTGGAGGAATGCATATAGCGCAACCTCTTACGCTATACACGGATTTAGCCATAACTGAAGGTGGAACAGGGGCGTCAACAGCTAGTGCAGCACGCACTAACTTGGGTTTCATTACGGATACAGCAACCCTAGACTTTCCATCTATATCATCCAACAATAACGAAGAACTTACTATGACTGTAACTGGAGCGGCAATAGGAGATATTGTTATGTTGGGCGCACCCTCTGCAATTGAGTCTGACTTGACGTGGTGTGGCTATGTATCTGCCGCAGACACAGTAACCGTGAGATTGCACAACTCTTCTGGTGGAGCTATAGACCCTGCTTCTGCAACTTGGAAAGCCACAGTAATTAACTAATTATAATGCCATACAAACCTACACACGCCAACGGAACCTTTACTAAATTTGGTGCTCCCGAAATTGATAAACTATACAATGACCGGTATAGGATTGTTGTTCGGTGCAACGTAAAGGGCGTAGATAGTAAATGGCACTACTCAAACGTAGAGAACTTCTGGAAGGACTTTGGTTCTCTGTATGAATCTCCTCTTCAAGTTGATGGTGCAGACGTAGGTTGGGAGCCAGCAACGGGTGAGACGTATCCTAATATGCGTCTAATCGAAGTGGCACAGAACTACCCGCGAACACCAAATGATGGTGCGCCAGTTTTAGAGTTTACCTACGAGACTTTGACGGGTTCGTATGTGCAGGATGCTGACGATAAAGTAGACCACGAACTTAATGGTTTACGTCGTGTCACACGCACCGTCATAGCCACAGAGGACTCAAGCTACGCTAAGGTAGTAGGAACGGACACAATTGACCATACAGGGCGTGGCTATGGCTCCGAGACCCTAACCCTAGCTAGTGCAGAAGAGGTGCCTAAGAGGCAGAAATGAGGGCGGTTTTACACGAATCCAAGAGGTCTGGCTAGAGCCAGGTGAACTATCTAGAGACATTAGGTCGGTAGGTCGAGGAGTCCAACAAACAACTCATCAGTTTTTAATAACAGAAGGAACTACGGTAGGCGATGTAATCAGCCGAGACATAGACGACTTTGAGGGCTTAAAGAGAATTACCGTAAGCGTGATTGCAAAGCCAGATGGGTCAACCCTCACTGAATCAGACGGCTCGGAAAAGCTAAACTATTCTTACCAAAGTTTAGTTCCTTTTACGTTCCCTGGAGTTGTAGACTTGCAGAATGAAGAAGGTCATATATTCCCTGCCGTGCGATCTCCAGTTCAAGCTAACGTAAAGGCAGACATTTACACGTTCTACCAAACATCTGATGAAATTGTCTCGAGTGATTTTACTAAAACTTTAGATGGCCAAACATCGTTGGGGTTATGGAATCCTTCCGAATGGTGTCAAAAGATTTCTACGATCAGTTCATCTGGAAATAATCCAGCATACTTTAACGCACAGGGAATACGGGGGTGCAGGACTAGAGAATCCTTTAGCCTGTTGGGTAGCCTTCAGGAGTCTATTTCTACCAACTTACAATATCTCTCTCTAGGAAGAGCTTTTCGAATTAGTGATCTAGTCCTTGAGGAAACCACGGACCTTGAGAACGGTAAATCTGTCTTTAGGCAAGTCATTAGGTATACTAGAGATGTTACATCTAAAGTGAGCATACTTCCGAGTGGAGGAGCGGTTATAGGCGGGGATTTGATTGCCTCTGGGTTGTTTACAATTGAGGTCAAATGGAGTGGTTCTCAATGGACGTTGATTGGAACAAACGTAGTAACTGATCCGCAACCGACTTCTGTTGCTGATCCAGGAGGCACGGGTAACACAACTGTATTTGTGCATTCAGCAGCGAAGAACTTAGGACAAGGCGGATACCTAGAAGGATACACAAATCAGGGTGGTGCTCAACCAGGCGTAAGTTTTACAGCTAGTGGCGGAGGGACTGATCCTTGGGATGCTACTTGGCCAGCAGGTGTTACAGTAACGGAGTCAAGCAATGAGGAAGAGTTTGCAAGTTCTTCGGCTCCAGCATCATCATTTGACGCTGGGTCTATTGCTTCAAACTTTTCTTTCATTGAGGGCAGAGTTGTTGAGCTTGGTGCGGTAGGTCGAATAAAAATTGCTGGAGGGCCACCCAACCCGCTGGGTAAAGTGCATACACTGGATGTAGAGCTAGAGAAGGTGTTTACTGATATAGACGGAACTGATGTCTACAGGAAGACGATTGTAATTGCAAACTGCACACCCGCATAATGGCATACGAAAACAAACCTAGAATAATTTCTGACGAAGACAAGGAGCGTTCTGAAGAGGAACGGACATCGCTTGCTAGGCAACGAGATCGGAGAACACTTAATCAACAGAAGAAAGAGTTAAAAGAGCAAAGGGATCAAGAACTTAGTAGAGCTACGAGCAGGCAAGATAGAAGTGAAATAAAAGCAAAGGCTGACGCCGCCCTCGAGCAAGCCAATGCTAACTTCAATGAAACATATTATCCCTCTCGTAACAAGCAGGACTATGAGTCCGACGTTCAGCAAAGAGGAATCGACCAGTTTAACGCACCTGAAGCTACCCCCGAATCTAGTGGTGGTGGTGGTGACGTAGCATTTAATGGTTCTGTCCTCATCTGCATTGATGGTTCCCCTTACTACATAGACATTCCTTACGACTCTGACACTGGCCCTTACGCACCAAGTGAAGGAGCTAACTTTCCAATAAGCGCACCATAATGCCAACTGCAACTCCATTCTCAGCGTTAGGCAAGGGCAACGGGTTCCCGTTTTGCTGTATTCCAATTAGCGAGACAACTAACGACCCTTGGAAGTTGTGGGATTTATGTCCAGAAACATTTACACGTGAGGAGGTAATGAATTGGTTTTGGAATGGGCATGACTACACCTCTACGAAAATTAGCTATGGAAGTTATCGCACAAATGGCGGGGCGTTGTCCCGCACCTACACATGGTATTTGAATTACGACGAAGCGGATGCAGCGTGGTCTGGAACTTTGCCCGATATTGGTCAGGGGTTAAATTTTCCTTACCCTGTTTTGGGTTCGGGTAGAGATACAGAACCATACAAGCGGGTTTGTTCTCAGTATGGCGTCCGACTGATGTTTAGCGCACTTGTATCCGATGCAACTGGAACTGTTTTTGTATCTTCAACCCGACTACTCTCCATACAGATTGTTTATGATTCAGTAAATGACAATTATAGATTTTTAGTTCAAGCACCATATTCAGAGATGGGGACGGAAAAATATGTTGAAGATGTTGCGGGTCCAGTTAATGACACTGAAACATTTTCGATTCCTATAACCGAAAGCAAAAACATTAGTGTGCCAATGGCAACGAGGAGAGACTCAAGTGGCTCAACGTATAATTTTATTAGCACAACCACTGGTTCCCTGGACTTTTACACTTACACTTAGACCCTTCACCCCTATGATATAATATCACTATGGCCTCAATCCCTTACATCGACAAGAACTTGAACTTACTAATTCAGTCGTAGGGGAAATAGACTTTTACACTTACACCTAACCTTGACTTAACCGAATAATTGCCCTACACATACAGACGCAAAAGAAAAAGAAACAACAAAAAGAAAAAGGAGCGAAGCGAGTTTTTCCTTCCCTTCTACTAATCAATTATAACGATCACCCCAATTTACTGTCAAGCCTTAAATTTTATATACAACACAGACAAGAAAGACACACAACACTATGACTGACGCAGAATTACTAGAAGAAGAACGCAAGAAGAAAGAAGCAGCGGCAACAACAATGGCGACTCCAGATTCTATAGCGGGCTTATCAATTAACGGAACGCCGCTAACGCCAGAAGCAATTACCAACCCGCAGTTGCAGTTTCCTAGCGCACAAACCGCACAGGAAGTTCAACCTCAAGCCCCAGTAATGGACATGTCGCAAGAGAACCCAGACTTTGGAGCTATGCTTCGTAGTTCAGGCATTCCAGATTCCAACGTGGTTGCTCAAGTTCCTGGCATTGAGAATGTCAGAAACCCTGGCGTCTTTGATCCAGAAAACATAGAACCAGCCAGACCTATCATGTCGGCTGGAACAGTTGAGCGAGCAACGCCTTTTGAGTTAGCAGGTGAAAAGCTTGCTGGTGCGGTTGAAGGTCTTAGGGGTGATGAAATTCCCTCTATAAATGCCTCAGCACGTGGCGTAACTCGCAGGGACGTGTCAGCCCCCGACCAAGTTGTTCCCGCGGGTCGTTTTGGTGGTCAGTCAGACGCAAGACTGTCGGACGTTGGTTTAAGTCCAGTTCAAGGTCGTGGTCGAATCACACCGTCATCTGGAGCAACACAAGCCGCCACAGAAGCCTCGGCATCCCAAGCAACCCCAAGTGTCACCCCAACAATCGAAACCCCTTCAGGGGACGCACAGGGGCAAGTAGGAGCAGTTCAAAGTCCTTTCCTTCAGTCTCCCGATACACCTTCTGGTTTGGGTGGCCCACTCCTACGTGGATTTAATATGGTCAATGACGCATCACGACCACCTAGTGCCCCTATGGGTCAAGAAGCGACACGTGCCGCTCTTGGTGGTAGGACGCTCAATGAATACTTAACTGCTCCAGCTGGAACTGAGGGTGTATCTGGGCTACGCACAGACCCACAGGGTCGTATGATTCCTTCTGGATTTGAAACAAGGGCAGATGCGTTCCCAGACTATGAGGATCAAGCTGCCGCACGTGAGGCTAGACTTGCCGCTCGACCAGACTTTGGTGACGCAGTGAGTGACCGTGAGCGCAGAGCCGCTAGAGGTGAAGGCATTAGTATGGCCGATAGAACTGCTATGGCTAAGGCAAATGCTCGTGGTGCTAGCCCTAGTGAGATTGCTCGTGGCAACAAGATTGCAGATGAACTTGGAGTTGACTTGCGAACAGGTCAGTCATTGCAACCCGCTGGTGGTCTGACGTTTGAGCAACAGCTTGCACTTAGAAAAGAGCAACGCGCTGGGCGCGAGGAAGTTAGGAGTGTAGCCGAGCAAGAGAGGGAGTGGGAGCAAACCCAAGGAGAGGCTCGACAAGAAAGAATGGATGAAATGAATACCGAGATTGGTGCTCTAACATCAATAATCGGACAGGCCGAAAATATTAGTGGTGTAGCAACCGAGGCAGTTCGGCAAGTCGGTGCTGGAACCACTGGGTTCTTCTCTCCGATTAAATGGATCGGTGGAACAACCGCAGCAGACCTAGCAGGAAACCTTGAGACAATTAAATCTGACGCATTTGTTGCCAATATTACCGAGATGCGACAAAACTCACCTACTGGCGGTGCTGTCGGCAATGTTTCCGATAAGGACTTGGAGATGCTTCAATCCCTCCAAACCAGCTTTAGGCAAAACCTAAAGCCAACAACTCTGAAAAAGAACCTGAAGAAATACAAGGAAATTCGAGATAAGGTTGCTGGAGATGCTAAGGCTGGATTTATACGAAAGTATGGGGCTAAAAACTTCAATACTTACTTCGGAGATAAACAGCAGGGCGGAACGCAAGTTAGCCCTATTCCAAATGACAGGGAATCCAACACACAAATAGACCTAGGACTTCAACAATACTTCAACTAATATGCCTACACTCCAACAAATCATGGGGGCGGTTAAAAACGCTCACGAATCTGGAAACACGGAAGACGCTCAAAAGCTTGCGGATATGGCTAGGGCGCACCCGACTTACCAGCAGAATGCAAAAGAGTCTCTAGAGTCTGGAGACTACAAGTATAGAGCTGACGGCATGACCGAACTGAGCAAAGACGAGCAGCGAGCAAACATGAGCAAGCAAGTCGCCCGAAGTTTGGGTTTGAAGGACTCAGAAGTTGACGTAACTCAGGGCATGGGAACCTATGGTCGTTTTAAATTGTCCTTTCAGCCTACCGAGAAAGACAAAGTTAAACACCTAGAAGACACGTATGGTCGTGACAACATACGTGCTATTGATGTTGGCGGTAAAACCAAAATCTTATATCGAGACGAGCAAGAAACAAACAATCAGTTTCGTGCTGTAGACGAAGAAGGCACATCGCTTGCTGACTTCTTTGGAGATACTGCTGGTGAAGTTTTACCAACGGTTGGTTCTGTTGCTGGAGCCATCGGTGGCTCTTTTATCAGCCCGGTCTTAGGCACTGCTGCAGGTAGTGCAGCTGGTTATTCAACCGTAGCTGGATTGCAGGATGTTGCTGTTCGTGCGTTAAGTGGTGAACCTATCAGACCTAAAGAAATTGCCAAAAGAACATTTGTTGAGACTGCCTTCATGGCTCCCATTGATCTTGCTACCGCAGGACTAACCAAAGGTATTTCTAGTAAAATAGGTCGAAACATTGCCGAAGACCTAACCTCTAGCCTAACCAAAGCTGAAACTATACTAAACAAGTCTGAGGCTATTCAGGCAAGGGGTGGATTAAGACTTACGCCCGACATGAGGGCAGGTAAAGCCGCAACTGAAAGTGCTTCTGAGATTGCCGCGAGTAAACCAGGAAGTAAGATTGCAGAAAGATACGCAAGGCTTCGCGACAACATTGCAGGCTTATAAGCAAGCGGCAACTGAAGGAGTTACGGATACGGGTGAAAGCTTTGGCAAAGCCGCACAACGCATTGCTGGAGAATACCAAACACTCATTGATGATGTAGCCAAACTGGACAAAGAAGCAGCTAAAGAGTTGTCGGGAACCTTATCTCGTCGGATGAATAAACTTGCGGCTAAGGATGCGGTTAACATGGACAAGCTTGGTAAGCGATACGTCAAACTATTTGAAAGTGCGCAAGATAATGTTGCAAGACAAAATGCTGAAAACTTTGCCGAGGTTGGTCGTCTAGCTTCCGAAATGGGCATATCTGCTTCTAATCGTCAAGTTGCTGACGCTATTTCTGGTGCGCTCAAGAAGTTTAAAATTAAAGACAATGCCAAGGTCACTGAAATACTTGATACAATCAAAAGTAAAGTGGCGGCTGAAAGACGAGCAAAACGTATTAGAGCAAATATAGATGCAGGAAAAGTCAAAAGCACCAAGGCTATCCAAAAAGAACTTGCAGGTCTGGACGAACAAGCGACCAGAATGGACTTTCAAACTTTGCGCGAGTATATTGAAACTGTCCAAGATGCCATTCCAGCAGGAGGAGCAGTAGGTAGCAAGACTCAGGTTCAAGTTGCTTCGGTTTCAGCAGATGCCCTTCGTAGGTTGAGAGATCGAGTAGCTAAGGCTGGCGGTAAAGAGTTTACTGATGCTTACGATAATGCCAACACGTTCTACACGGATAAGATGCTATCTTACCAGAGAGGGCCAGCGGGTAGAGCGTTAGCCGAACGTGCGGGTGGACGAGTTAACACACCATCTCAAGTCATGAGCGACATTCTTAGTGACCCAGCCAAGGTTAGGCAAGCACTAGACTCCATTGGCCCTGCTGATGAAATAAGTCGGTCTGCGGCACAGCAGGAACTTCAACAAGCCTTCCTATCTAAGTTGGGTATTGATGGCACAACTGACTTATCTAATGGTGTTCGTTTGAGCAACGCGGATCGTAGCGTAATTACTGAACTATTTGGTGAGCGTCAATTAAAGTCCTTTGACTCTCTTAATGAGATGATCCGAAAGACCAAGGGTGCTGACCTTAGTAAAATTACAGCTCAAGAAGTTGACGAGCTGTTTGGTCAATACGGCACAGATGCTGTTAAAAAATTGTCTAAGGCGATTGCCTTAAGAACGGCTAAGGAAGCAGATGCTAAAGCGATTGCCGATAATGTTATTCTTAGGGGTATCATTAAGGGAGACTTTTCAGAGTTAACTCCGCATTTATTTGCGGATGCCCTGGTTGTTGGCAATCCAGTCAAAGTGAAGCAGGCTATGGCTCAAATACTGAAAGGTTCACCCGATGAAATTGCTGCAGTTCGTCAAGAATATGTTTCTCAACTATTTGCAAAGTATAGTAGTGGAGCGCAATTGGACTCGACTGGAGCAGGGATATGGAACCCTCAACGCTTGGCGGCTGACTTGGCTGGCAAGAATGGTAAAACACTCAGGGCAAATATGGAGTCCGTTCTGGGCAAAAAACAAACTTCTGAGATTATCGCGGCAAATCAAGTGTTAGACGCTGGCTCTGCTCTAAGAAAATCAACTGCTCCAGATGTTAAGCCAAGATTCATATTCTCACCTGGAAACATTGCCGGTTATTTCGTTGGTGACGTCATGGGTGCGGTTCGCAACAGAATTATGGGTTGGGCATACGGCACAGATGCGTTAATTCCATTGATGAAACTTTTGAACAAAAAGGTTTCTCAGGAAGAGTTTGAGAAGAACTTTGCGAAGATCATCTCTCTCATGCTTTCATCGGAGCGAGGCATTCAAGCTTTAGCTAGAGAGGGAGACGCTGATCCTAACTTCCGGGAGTCGGTCAATAGCTCTGTCCTTGGCTCTAATCAAAGTGACCCAGGGATAGCCCCCGAAACCCCCTAGAAGGGCTTACTACCCCACACCCTACTCCTACCCCTCGTAACAAAAGAAAAGCCCTTCAGCAGCGTCTGAGGGGCTTTCTATGTAGTAAAAACTGAGGTTATTTACTGGGGTGCTGATGGCTATGAGGATATAAAGAAAAAAACAACGGCCATGATGAAGATTATTACCACGTGGGGTTCAAGTAAGAAGGACATCAATACCCCTCCTCAATATACGAGTTGTCATGTGGGTTAATCATGTAGCGATCAATTGTATCTGGATGGAACCCGGCACAATAGGCCAAGCTACGACAAGCCTCGGTGAAGTTTGCCATGTCGCTTTCCGCAAACTCAATCTCTGCGTTCTCGATGGTGGTGTATTTGGTAGGCTCGGTGTCTGTGTATGTTAGTTTATTCATAGTGATTTGTTCGTTGATAAGAAGCAAGGTGTTGAGTCGCCCATCCACGCTCCAATCTGGTTGAAGTAAAAAAACTCATGGGCTTCTTCCGTGGTCATGCCATCAGACTCTAATTGTTTTATTACTTTGCTCTTGTCGTAGCATACAATTGGGTCTTGTCCGCATCGCTCCACTATTCCAATAATGCAGTCGTCATATCCATCCATCAGCATTAGTTCGTGTTCGTCTGGATCAAATCCAGCAAACGCATCAATATGTGCAAGACTAATCATAGTATTATAGGAACATTGGTTCAAAGAAGGCAACCTTAGAGCTGTAGACGACGCCACACCCTACAATTGGTTTGGCAGCATATACTCGTCCGTAGTTCATAGAGGGGTGATCGTGTTCTACGCCACAACCTACCTGCATACCAAACACACAATCGTGTTGGTTGGCGTGGTAGACTAGACCAGCTTGGGCGTGTAGGTGTCCTTGGACTAGAGAGTTGAACTCAGCCACAGCATTCTTATATGCCGCCTGTTGTCCACCCTTACCCTTGTCTCCGTGTCGGTAGATGACATCATCAATTACTAGGTCGTGGTAGCGAGGGTGTATTGTCCACCCGTCCAGTTGCCACAGAGACTGGAAGTCTTTCATTAGATGCTCTGGTATACCAATGGTCTTGGCCTTACGGGAGGGGAGGTCACTATGGTTACCCTTGAGGTAGTCTACCTGAGGGAAGGCTTTGTGAAGCTTCCTAACCTGCTTAAATGCCTCAGCAAACTCATCCTCTGCGCTTGGCATGGACGGGTCTTTTTCATGGTAAGAGATGGAGTTCCAATCGACTAGGTCGCCGATGTGGACAACCCGGTTGCACTTGTGCTTCTTCTCAATCTTCTTGAGGAACTTGATGTAGTCTGGGTGCATGGCGGGGCAGTGCGTGTCACCGATAATTAGAACTGTATTTTTCTTGGGCATATGGCGTATGGGTTTGTATTTTACCTCGTTGAGTTTGATGGGATTAAACGTAGGTGTTATTGTTACGTGTTAAGTTTGATGGCATTAAACGGTTATTGTGTTAAGTTTAATGTATTATAAAATACACAACTCCCGTCATTTTGCTATTTCTCTGCGCCTATCAAGTCCATCTCGATACCATTCACGAGCTCGTCCCTCAAGAAGTCAGAAATCACTTCGGCTTTGTAGGCTTCCGAAAAATAACCATCGGCACCCCACTTGTAGGCTTGCTTCCTCGGATTGCTTCGCCCAGTCGTTAATGTATTGAATTAGTTTTTCTGTATTTATGTTTTTCATGGTTTATGTGTTATTGGTATGTCTTCCACTTGTTTGCTCCCATGACCACCCACTCTTCTAGGTGAGCCAGGTCATCAGAGTAAAGAGCGTTGTCTGATAAGATGGCGGTTAGACCCTCAAACTTCTTGAGGCTGTCTGCGTTGAACCATACGGTCACGTTGCATGACTCGCCCTTCTCGTTGTCCATATCTAACGTGTATCTATATTTCATAGGGTTGGGTGGCTGATTGCGTAATCAGATGCTGGTTGGATCAAGCCTTTCTTTATGCATTTGTAAACAGTTCTGCGGCACTCATCTTGAAAGTCTTTGATGGCTTGCCAGTCACTCTCTGATCTGTTGGCCTTGCTGTCGTTGATTAAGGTTTGAGCTTCGTCCTCTGTTAGTTCGTTGCGTTGTTGGCGTTCGATGAACCGGGCGCAAGCACCTGTCACCTGGCGGTATTTAGTTAATGCTTTATCGTTCATATTTATTTAATGTTTGTGATGTGACGTTCTAGTTGTGCCAAGGCTCTCCATGCTACGGCAACGTAGTCTCCCTCCATCTGGTGGCGGATAAGGGCATCTGACTCGTCCTTGGACTTAGACTTGTCCCAATGTAAAGGCTTGTCTGGGTGGTGCTGTTGGTTCCCTAGGTATGACTGGTGTGATACAGCAGCTAGTGCGTGGGGAAAGTATTCTAAGCAACCGGTGCAAACTGGGTAGGTCTTACGTTCTTGTGCGTCTTCTGGAAAAAGTTCTGTCATAGCTTTGGTGCGGGCGAGGGAGCGTTTACTTGCGGCTCCCCCGCCTTGCGTTTTGGGGTTTTTAGTTAGGACAAGGGTTGGCGGTTAGAACGGGGCTTCAACTAGCTCTGGCTCTGGGGTTGGCTCAGATGTGTCAAAGTCTTCCGAACCACTATTACCAGCATCCTCAGTGTCTGGCTCCTTGGACGCTACTCCTAGGTATCCGTCGAGGTAGTCTTGCAGGAGGTTGTCGTAGTAATCTGCGCGGGCGGCAGCTTCGTCGGACAAGGTGTTGCTAACTACAGAGAAGAGAGGTTTCTTGAACTTCACGGCACCCTTCTTCTCGTCTGTTGCTTCCTTGATAGAAACAACTGTGTCGCTGTATAGACCGCTGTCACCACCGAGGCTATCAACGAACTCAATCCAAGCGGTGAGGGCAGCACCCTTAACTTGGAAGTTGATTAGCTCGTAGTCGTCTGAGCCTGTCTTAGCCATGGCATAGATAGACTTAGTGAACTTGGCTCCTTGGGTAGCCTTAACGTCTGACCATGCACCAGTAGCTACGATGCCGTCCTTGTTGCGAACAATAAGCTTGTCACCTACGGCACGAACTTCGTTAGACCAGATGCCAGTCTGCTTGGCTTCTAGGAAACCTTTAACTGTGTTGAGTTGATCCAGGACGATGAAGGCCGTCGAGATGGGCAGGTGCTTCTCTGTACTTGCTTCTTTGTCCCAGTATTTCCAGTCACCAGACTGCGTGTCCCACTCTAGGTATTTAGCGGCAGGGTTGGATGAACCACCCCCGGTTGATGTATTTCTTGTTCTACTCATATTATTGTATTGGTTGATGATGTTAGTTAAGGTTCTATGGACTTGGCTTAGGTATGTCAATTATTATTTTGATTTATTTTTCCTTTGATTTGCTGTGCGAACTTTGTGACAGGCCACACATACCACTTCTTGTTTGCCGTAGATCATGTCCCTAAAGTGTGGGGTTAAAGTTTCTAGGGTTTGAACATTGGTAAGTGGTGTGATGCCGTCAACGTGGTCAATCTCATAGACAATCTTGGCTCGCTTCTCTAAAGTTCCATCCAGCTTCTTGCGCCTCTCCTTCTCTGTGATCCCCATCTCCTTGCCGCAGTCTACGCAGACCACGACGAATCGTTCCCTACCTGTAGCTGGGTTGATGCCGCGTGTGCGAACGGATTGGATGAAGGTCTTGCGAGAAGAGTTACGCCAGCAAGGACGGAGGGCAGACTTAACCATAGTCCGGAACCTACCCTCCGTCATACCCAAGACTGGATTGATTTCACCCCTAGCCATGTTGTGCTAACTCCTCCTTGGTTGGCTCATACGGAGGTTCTGGAATGTCAAGTTGCGCGAGCATATCGGTAGTATCTTTACCCATACGTTCGTGCGCTCCGATGAGGAGTTTGCGGTGTTCCTTGAACTCTGGAGAGTTGGGATGGTTTAAGCAAAAATACATTGCTCGCCCCATTACGTCCAGGGCTTCAAGCATTGTGTCTGCGTATTGTCGTGCTTCGTCTAGGTCTGTTGTCATAGTTCTGTTATATTGGTAATGGTGATTGGGACGTTCGTCTTCTTCAACTTGTATCCTTTAGTCTTGCTACCAGTAGTCAAGCATTTAATTGCTTCCTCCTGGGTGTGTGCTGTTTTAATTGCAGAGCAAGGTGAGGGCATGTCCATTCGGGTGTATGTAATCTTGTAGCAGGGCATTAATGAAAACGTCCTATGTGGTTCTTAAAGATGAACTTACCCTTCACGTCTCTTGCTCCCTCCCTCTGCTTGGCTATGTTATACTTCAATGAAACGTAAGACCCATGCTCTGCGTCTGATCTCCTAGCTTCATCCACATCCTTGCCATCAGGCCATAGAAGTAAGATGATATCGGAGTCATTCTCAATGTCACCGGAATCCTTGAGGTCATACAAGGTGAGACCAGACTCACGCTTGGCTCCCTCACGATTAACTTGTGCTAGCAAGAAGACAGGAACGTCCAACTCCATCGCCATCAGTTTCACTTGGTGTGAGACCTCAGCAATGCCGTCGTTCTTTTTCATCTTACGATCCCAAGGCACAAGCTGGAGGTAGTCTATGACAATCCACTCAATCTTGTGCTTACGCTTATACATCCGAGCCTTAGCACGAAGTTCATCCACACTCTTCACGTAGTGGTTGGTGAAGATAGGAGCCTCGGCCATCTTGTCCGTTGCTTCCCAGACACGCTTCTGGTGTTCTGGTTTCATCATGCCATCATGCAATCGCTTGAGAGGGACGGCAGCACAGGTTTGAATCATACGGTTAGCCAGAGACTTTGCTTGCATCTCAAATGAGAAGTATAGACCGGGCGTGTGGTGGGTGACGGCATTCTGCAACACAATGTTGAGGGCGAGGGCAGTCTTACCACAGGAGGTGGGTGCGGCAATGACCATCACCTCTCCGTTGGCTACACCACCACAGCTAAGTTTCTCATCTACTTGTGCTATGCGAGTGGGCATGGCAGAGACCTCATAGGTTCCACTCACCATGGCCTTGTAGTCCTCTCTGAGGGCTTCTGCGGCACTTCTGATACTCCCGTCCCCCTTGCCGTCATCAACGTCTTGTAGGGACTGTAGGGCGGCTTCTAGCTTGGATGTCACAGAGTCTGCCTCTTCCTCCCCTTCCTCTGCTTCCTCAATGGCGAGGCGGCAATGACGGATGGTCTGGCGAAGCTTAGACTTCTCCTTCACTATTTTGGCGGCATACGTGGCGTGGGTTGAGGTCTCACAGGCTTCCTGAATTGTATAGATGGTGCTGATACCACCAACTTCCTTTTCATCACCATTGGAGCGCAACTGCTCTAGTAGTGTGATGTCGGACAACTCCAACCCCTTCCCCACAATCTCCCCGATGGTCGAGAAGATTGTAGAGTTGCGGGTGACGTAGAAATCAGAGGGCTGAATGACCTGCGACACTTCGTCATAGACGGAGCCATCTTCAGATAGAAGGACAAGACGCAAGGACAACAGTCTCCGACTCAAGTGAGTGCGGCTGAGTGTTCTTAGAGCTGGGCATACTAGATGTCTTCGCGTTCTTCTTGATCCATCACGAACTCGCAGGCTTCACTCAAGCAATCGTCTCCGTATGGGTAGGTCACAAGGGTCTGCCCGTGCTTGTTGTATAGGACAACAGCCTCTGGCATCATGTCCGTGTTATACTCATACTCAGCGTCTATGAAGTTTTCTGTCATCCACGAGAGGATTTGATTCCCCGTGCGACTTCCAGGCTTCATGTGAACACCCGGAATCCAGTATTCATCTCCGTCACATAGTGAGCCAACGTAGTCATCTACGAAGCGTGGTCGTCCTGCGACAACTTGTAGACGTTGGACAAGGGTGTCTCCGTCCATCTTGTTGGCGGGGCCGTAAGGGTAAGTTGCTGTTCTGATAATCATGTTTCTGTTTTGTTTTATGTTTTGGTTTATAGTGAAACTTTGTTGAGTTCCTCAAGGGCATCATAGCCTCTCATAAGTTTCTTGGCGTAGCTTTCATCCTTTGCTTCCGCTGTCAATGGGCAAGGCTCTTCGGTCATGTCTTGCATATAACCATAGCGGTGAGCGGTGCGAACGCTAACTGCTGCCCACTTGTTGGCTATATACTGACCAAGGTATAGGGCTTCGGAGTAAGTGTTGTCGCACTTCCTGGAGATGCGGAAGTGGTTCGCAGCCTTGTCTCTGAAGCCTTGCTCCAGTTGTGTGCGTTCGTGCCTTGATGTTCTGTGTGTGTCTTGTTTGTTCATGTTTATGTTTGGTTTGGTTTATGTGTAGATGGCTTGCGCCAGTAGGAGTCCTGTGCCTGTTCCGCACATCGCTCCGAAAGAATAGGTAAGTTTAGTGCGCCATGATGATAAAGCTACACGCCCTACATTCATTGTCCAGATTAAACTGATAAGAAAGCCAACTATTAAAGCTCCGATGTAATGAGTGTTGGCGATCTGCCAAGTGTTCAAGCAGATGAGGGTGACTTGCAGCCATGCTAGTGTAAAGGTTTTAATCATTCATCTGCTCCAATCTCGCAAGACTCACCACAAGAAGAACCAGTGTCAAGAAAAACATCGTAGCTTGGCTGACTAAATCCAAAGTCTAACTGGTCGGTGTCAACGTATGGCTCAAAGTCTGTTGTCTTAGCCATCTCAATTATGTCCACCGTAGTCATGTGCTTGCGGAACATTTGACGTTGGGAGTTCGGGTCGTTCGGTGCGGTGATGTGAGAATACTTTTCCTCCATCAAACGCGGAAAGTCAAAGACCTCCGGGCTTTCCTTGGCGAGCGTTAGGTGTTTGCGTAAACTTTTCTTCCAGCACCACGTGCAGTTTCCGTAATGCTCGCCCTTCAAATCTAAGTCAAAAGGCCAAGAGGCGCACTCCCTCTTAACATCGTCCTTCGTCCATCCAGCATCGACGAGTGGGTAAACAAATTTGAGTTTCTTGCGATTGGCACTCACCCTATCGACCTCGTCGGATCGTATGCCAATGGCAATCCAAAAGTCTCCCCATTTCCATCCTAGCACAGACCTCAGGTAATCTTTAATAGGAAGCTCCTTCGTGTCTCTGGTGCAATGCAACCAACCCGGGCCAGGAAGTCCATGCTTCGCGAAGTCAGCCTCTAATGGTTCGCCGTTCCTAGCTGCCGTCTCAAAGTCTACGATCTTATGGCGTATGCCTTTGCCTTTTTCTGGATTCACAACTGCCTCAACCCAAACTACGTTCCAACCGAAGTGCTTGTCACATTGATCCACAAACTTCAATGTGTTCTCATGCTCGCTCCCCGTGTTGGCAAAGGTAATCGCAATGTCGTGCGTATCAGAAAACTTCTCGACGCAGAGCTTGGTCATAACGGCGGAAGTGCGACCCCCGCTGAAGCTAATTGCTAGTTTTGGTTTGCTCATGTTTGGTTTATAGGCTAGGAATGGTCTTCACCACCTCCGAGATAAGTTCGTTTTCTAAAAGCTCTGGTGGCATTGGTGCCCTCCAGATAGAGGCGAGCATGAGGCACTTCGTATATGCGTCAAGACTAAAACCTTCGGATTCGTAAATTTCTTTTGCTGATGCAACGGGTGCTGCGTCTAAGACCCCTGTCTTATCGTAGTAAGCGGCGAACTAACTTCTCGGCCTTAGCAATTCCAATCCCCTTCATCCCCTCAATGTTGTCGGTTGAATCTCCCATGAGCAACTGAACCAACCAATGATGGTCTGCCTCACCCTGCGTAACCTCACGAGGCCAGTCGTCCTTGTTCCAGTTGTAGTGCCAACCGGGGACACCAAGTAAGTCCTTGTCTATGCTGCAAAGGATTGGGTTTTTAACCCTTCCGTTCGTGAGCATGATACCAAGCAGATCATCCGCTTCCAGTTGGTCGTGCTTGCACCAGCGAGAGCGGTTCAACTCCTCCAGCTTGTCCATCAATGGGGCATAGAGAGGTGGCTTCTCACGTCTGCCAGCCTTGTAGTCTGGATACAAAACCTTGCGGAAGTTGTTGCGTCCCGACACCACCAGGTAATGCTTCTGTGCGCGGCAAGCAGAGACCACACTTTGTATGGTAAACTCTACCATCTCTACAAGGCTTTTGAGACCCGTGCCGGTTGACTCAGCCTTAGCCGCATGAGAGTAAGAGATCAGTTCAAGATCAATGAGGGCAGTTTTGGTATTCTGTTTTTAAGTTCATAGTTTTGTCTTAGGAGTTGAATTGGTGGCAGATATATCTGACTTGGGCAGGGGATAGTGAGAACCACTCACCTCTGCACCTTTGATCGGCAAATTCATTGTGCAAGGTGCGCTCGGACAAGTCTGGACTCTCTGGCGCATTGAAGACCATTTGAATTGATGGCTTCTCGGATTGAAGGGTGCGCTCTCTTCTTTTTGGGTTCTTGCTTTTTCCGATCTTATAAAGCCCATTGTGATTGTCCTTCATGATATACACATTGCTCAACCTGTTGGGCTTGGTGTATTGAACTGATGGCTCTGGTGTCGATGGGTTTAGTCTACTTTCCAGTCTAGCAATCTTACGTTTAAGTTCAAGATTTTCGTGGAACAGTTCAACCCGTTCTCTCTCCACCTCTTTAGCTTTTTTAGAGTCATACATTTCACCAAAGTATTCCGTCAAACCATCTGACATTTTACGGCAATTAATACATGGGTTTCGGCAAGAGTCTTTCATCAATGTATTAATTAATTCACCCATGTCTTCGTCAGCCTGGGCGATGAAGCATTGGCCAAAGATTCCGATGTCACTACCATTGGAAATGGCAAACTGTTGAAGCTCGTAAAGCTCCTGCGCCTTGTCTGCAAAAGACACGCCATGATCATCAAAGTCTACGATTGGATTAGCCCAGTCAATGCTACTGTATTGATCATTAAGTTCCATCATAGAAATTGCCCCGTTGAGGTCGCCAGCCTTGTTACCTATTAGGGATTTGGGAAACCCCTTTGGCCTCATGTCACCGGGAAGGTCAACGATGAAAAATGTTCCCTCGACTCCGCGTATAACTTTGATGTAGTCAGCTTGCAGCCTTCCCATCCTGTAAGTTAATATACCGATCCACTCGATGCTGTCTCTTCGGTAAAGATCGTTTACATTTAATTGAATGTTTGATGTGTGGTCTATCATTGTTTGGTTTGGTTTTGTTTAATAATTAGTAAGATGTAAGGGAAAGGTATTTGTATGGTCAAGAAGAAACGTCCTAGTTTCTAAAGAAACTTTGTTTTCTCTGATGCTGCGACTTGGCCTCAATCAAATCGGCGAGTCCTGTTGTCCAGACATAGTTTCACCATGTAGGATAAAACTATGTCATTGGAGTGAGCCTCAAATCGTATGAGCCTGCCGCCGTTTCATATTGCCCCGCTTGGCCGTGGTAAGTGCTGTATAAGCTACGGGACGGTGTTTCAGTTTCCGAAGAAACCACCTGTTACGCTCTATCCGCAATTTCGGTCAAGATAGTGCAACCACTAGAACCTAGAAGCTACGCTTCGGGTTCCGTTTGCAGACTTGGGCTAACCTGTGAGGCCGCTTGCTCCGCTAGACTGTATGGGCATAAAAAAACCCCCTCCTACATGTCGAGCTGTAGGAAGGGTTTAAAGTTGCTTGTAAAAACAAGCGGGGAAAGTTAAACTGATCCGCCTTCGACACGGTAGCATTGCTGCTATGATTGTATGTATTAAATAAGTTTCTTAAACTTGTCAAGCATTATAACACACTACTCATCAGACGCGTCACCATAGCTCCCCTTGAGCCGTAAAGGGGCTATATTGCCGCTTCCATGGATAGCGAGACACCTACCGGGCGCAATGAGCGTGAAGCCGCTCACGGCGAACTCAGGCGCATCAATCTCTGTCACGTGGTAAGGCAGAATGCATCTGCTCTTCTGACAGGTGCGGGTTGTCCTTTCGGTATTGCTGTATGGTTTTCATTTCTTGTTTGTGATTCCTTTCTTAGTTTTGTAGTATTGCGCCCTAGTCATGCCCACTTGCTGGCAAGCATCCTTTACCGTCATCCCCTTTGCCTTCAGCTTATTCACATCCTTGACCATTTTGTGAGGGTCGAGACCTAAAGTTTTGAGATGGGTCGTGCCGGGCTTTACGGTGATTGCCTCCTCGTATGCTGGCGGCACCTTGTCCTTGATGCTTTCCATATATCGAACTGCGCTTGCTATCATGCTCCCCGTCATTATCGCTTTGCCCTTTCTATTGCTTGGTAAAATGCGTTTTCGCTTATGCCCACCTTAGGCCATTGCTTGCGCTTGTGTAACGCCGTCGACAGCTAACTCAAGCACTTCTTTCGCTTGCTGGTCGTAGACCTTGCGTTGCGCTTCCATCTCACTTGCCTTTTGTCTTGGCTTATAGTAGCCAAAGGCAACGGCGTTGCGCCTGATAGAGTCTGCGCTCAAAGGATAGCCAGCGGCAACGTGTTGCCACGACTCCCCATTGTTTACCCTTTCCGCCGCCGCTTTGGCCATGCGCTTGCGATCTTCTTTAGTATGGCGAACAAAAACGGCCTTGCGTTGCTCCCCCTTGCTTTGTCCTGCTGTGCTTTCCTTTAGAAGCCTATGGTATGCGTCCCGGGCTGCGCCTGAGGCTAAGAAGCCCATGCAGCTTGAGACTTGGCTTTGATTTCCTGCTATGTCTAGTGTGTTCATCATTTGTTTAATTGGTTTGCGTATTGAATGAGAGAAACGGAAACGTCTGGCGGCAAGTCTAATTGCCTGACTGCATATGTAACGGCAGCTTTCGGGTGTTCCCTGGTGAGAGGCTAGCGTGTTTCGGATTAAGGATTTTCGCTAGGTTTAAGCGTTCGGTTATGTCTTGCATTACATGAATGAGTTGTTGCGCTTGTCTAGGAGGCCCTAGAATGACGGTGCGGTGGTCTGAGAGGCTGTCTTCGTGATTCTTTAGCACTTTGGCCAGTATCTCAATGTTGCTTTCTGCCCGGTTCAAGTCGTGACTTAGAAAGCCCAGCGCAAGGGCTGAAGCTGCGATGTATGATATAATAATGATTTTCATGGTTTGTTTTGTGGTTAGAGTTGCAACCTGTAAAGGCCATAAATGGCGCATAGGATTGCAGTGAGCGTGCTTGCAACCGTGCAGATTGCTAGGATTTGATTGTCTGTGAGTCTTTTCATGGCTTGTGTTTACTTATAAAAGAGGTGCTTTCCTATGATGCAAGTCTTTTTAAGTGAGCTTGCCCAGTATGGATTGCAGTAGTCGGCATGGTAATGATCCGCACCGCCTGTATAATTCGTAGGCTTCCCGTTTACAATGGCTAAGGCCTCGTTGAATCGTGGGTGCCGCTTTGCTTTGGCTAGCAACTGGTCAATCCTTCCGCTATTCCAGCAACTGAACTGTTTCCGTTGCAAGCAAACTTGCCGGGTCGTAAGCTTGCGCTTGGCCGCCCGGTTGCGTATAACTTCATTCACGGCTTCCATTGAGCCAGGTGCATACTCACCCCCCGCTTCTAGGATAAGGGTTGCCTGCGACGATTTCAGAGGCATTGCCGGACAGGTTTGAAACTAGGCCAAGTGCAAGGGCGAATATTAGTTGTTTCGTTTTCATGTTTGTTTATTGGTTTGTATGGTTTAAGCGTCAAAGATTTGCTTGCCGCTTGGATTAAATAGGCAAGCCCACGCAACGCACGAGTCAAATTCTGATTCGTGGTAAACTTCAAAGGCAGAATTTACTTACCGATCGGGACTATAATTAAGATTAACGAGTATAATTCCAATTAAAATACCGAACGGTAATAAATAACTTGCGTTCATGTCTGATTATCTGTTTATTGGTTTGTACTGTTTGTTGTGTGGTTACTTTTGAACACTTAGCCAATCGGCTTGACGGCTTTCTTCCTAATCTTGCGCTCTCTCTTTCAATAGCTCATCTATCCAATCACATAGATCAAATACATGCCTATGAGGTTTATCTTGCCATTGATAAGCTAGAGAGAACATATCACTGCTATCGCAATCGTTTAAGAGAATCTCTATAATCTTTAGTTGTTTTACCATGCCAAGGTTCCTTCTTGAAATTGTCGTTGAGCATCTTGTCGATATTGAAAAGCATCTCTAGCTTCTTCTACTAGACGACAAACTTCATTTTCTAGATTACAATTATATTCCTCAAGACCAACGTCATGACCTAGATCTTTTCTCAAAAACTCTTTATATTTCAAATAATTCATACTCTTATTATATTATAGTTCTGTGAGCTTATACTTCTTACCATCTACTTCTATAACTTCAATTGACTGATTAGAGCCAACTGAGAAAGGCACGGTGTCCCCGTATGGGTTTCCGTCATAGTTTTCGGGAAGCTCGACCTCTTCGGTGTCTGTTAAAGTGTCAAGTGTGTATGTTTTCAGTATTGCTTTCATAGTTCGTTTATTGGTTTGAATGCCGTTTAATGGCGTCTGAATGCCCCTGTAGGGCGTTTTGTTTGTTTATAGGTGTCTTTCACCTACCCCGAAACCCCGCGCCCCGTATAGGGAACGCAGGGCGCAAGGTTGGATTTGCTTTGCTAGTTAACTTTGACCCACTCAGTAGGGTTCACGATAAACCCGTTCAAGTAAGGCTCAAAGTCTTTTTGATTAAACTTACGTCAAACCCTAGCACTTGTGCAATGCCATTGAGACGCTCGCGCGTTATGCTGGTGTTCCAACCCGCCAACGTCATAAAAACGCCCTCTTCGGTTCGCTCTGTGATTTTATTGCCGTGTAAATAGATAGCTTTGCCGTCTGTCCATGTATTACCTACTGTTTTTGATTCACCTTGTGCAAAGGCATTTGCGATTTCATTTGTTACTTTTCTCATGTTTAGTATATAGTTTAGGTTTTTAGTTTTTTGGCATTTGTGCCGGTTGTCTTTTCTCTTTGTCTTTTATCAATTGCAAGGGTAAAGTTTACGCTAAAAGCTTTTCAAGTAGTGCCGCGTCACTTGCATTAAATGAATTGTCACTTGCTTGCGCCTTGTTAGGCGTGCGCCTTGTCTTATAGCCGGCTTGCTTAAGCTGGTATAAAGTGCCGTCTAATTGGCTTAGATGCACCGTTGCGCTTCCCATTGTTTCAACCATTGTCTTATATGCACTCAGTCCGGCGTTGCTGTTTACGTAGAACGTAGCGCAAAAAGCGTCTGTCTTGTATGTTAGATCAATCATTTTGTTTTCCTTTGTTTAGTTTAGTTGGCGTATTTGATAAGCTCATAAAAGCCAAGCGTATTGCGCGAAATGTAAACGTGCAAACACTTCTTAGTGTTTCGGCCTTTAAGCTTGTCAATGTCAAATGAGCGACTCCAGCTTTCGCCATAGCGAATCCCCCCGGTATGTAAGTAGTTTTCAAACTCAGTTGATTCTAATTTAGATTGCTTGTTTTCTCTCAATATTGAATCGAAAGCTTCCCATAGTGTATTGAATGTGGATTTCATTTGTTTTCCTTTGTTGAGTTTAGTTTAGTTTAGTCCGGCGATTCATTCGCCTACCCCAAAGCCCGCACGACTCAAATGAGAAGGCGGGCAAGGGTTTGAGGGGTTTTAACTTTAGTTTAGCAAGCGACGCATTCTAGGCCGTTTCCGTCAATGTCTGCTATCATTACGTTGCAGTAATCATTACTGTTAACGCATCTGAAATCTACAAGATGGTATCTATCTACAATTTCCTGAGTAATTTCAGGAAGTGACAAAGCCCATGCATCAGTTGTCTGATCTTCGGCTATTTCCCATTCGTAATTATCACCCATCTCAGATAGGCAAGCTTTGTAATCGTCAGATGTATATTTGTTGAAACTATATAGAACGTCGTTTTTCATGGTATATTGTTTGAGTTTGCTATCACTATTCACACGGGCTTTAGACCGTCTCAGAATTGAGGCTAGTTTACAAAGTGACAAGAATCGTAGCTTGTCCCGCATTGCAGTCATTTGATGAATCGGCTCTGCTAATCTTGCCGATAGGAAAGACATTACCTCAGTGCATTACTAAGCGTCAACACCTTTTTTAATAAATCTCTGCTTTTTCTTTATACCATAGAATCAGGCTGCACAATCAGGCTGCAAGATGCTGCATGTCACATAAACTGGCTGCAAGATGTATGTCACATAAACTGGCTACAAGATGTATCCACCCATCAAGAAATAAAAGAGGCCCACGCGCAAATCTGCGCCGCAAACTGACGGGCGATCCGCATTTATTCAAAAAACCTTTCATTAGTTTATCTAATGTTAGGATTAATTTATCATTAGTTATTCTTTCATTAGTAAATCTTATTCTAATTGCAACTTTCATTAGTAATTCTTTCATTAGTAATTCTAATATTAAACTTGCCTAGCATTAATTGAACTAGTGAACACTTGAGTACTAGTGCGCATTTTTTCAGCACGGGGTGGGGGCGGTCAGCAAACGACTGCTACTCAGATATGTATATA